GAGGACTAATGGCAACGATAACCAACTATATTAACCTACGAGGAAATATGGTTAAAGGGATGAAAGATATTACAGCTGCTACAGAAGAATCTACACAAAAACTTGGAATATTATCGGGACGAGTAAGTCATTTGAGTAACAAGTTTAAAATTCTTCGTGGCTCTCTTTCCACTATGGCAGGAGTTATAATGGGTAATGTTTTAGTTTCCGGAGCTACAGCAGCTCTAGGAGCTATCACTTCTTTTGGTAATAAAGTTTTTGAAACATCAGAAGAATTTGCAGCCATACAAGCTCGTATTGGGTTGATAGTAGATACAGAAAAAGATGTAGTGATGATGAATGATATGATTTATCAATCAGCACAACGTGCAAGGGGTGGTTATCTTGATATGGCTCATTCCGTTTCACAATTAGCTTTATCTGCTAAGGATGCATTTCCTGACCCTAGACAGGCAGTAAATTTTATGGAAGGAGTGCAAAAACTCTTTGTAGTTGGCGGGGCTAATAAAGAAGCACAAAGAAATGCGATGCTACAACTGACACAAGCTATGGCAAGTGGACGACTACAGGGTGATGAATTTAGAAGTATTGCGGAAAACGCTCCGCTTATTGAAAATATTATTGCTGAATACATGGGAGTATCTAGAGGTCAGCTGAAAGAATTAGCTGCAGAAGGGCAAATTACATCAGATGTTATCAAAAATGCAATTCTTGGCAGTATGAATAAAATTGATGCACAGTTTGACAAAATGCCTAAAAAATGGGGTGACCATTTTACAAACCTTTCCAACGTTGCTATTCGTGCTTTTACTGGTATTTATAAAGGGATATCCCATCTTGCTAATAGTGATTTTGTACGGCAGATTGTAACTAACCTTACTAATGCTATCGTGATTGCGGCTGCCGTTGTTACAGGAGTAGCAACTCTTATTGTTGGTGTTGGGGATACGTGTATAGCAGTATTTAGCGGAATCGCAAATTGGATGCCTGTTATTACGGCAGCGGTATTTGGTCTTGCAGCTGCATGGGCAATATATAATGCAGAATTGCTTATTACAGAAGCAAGAGAAGTAGCTCTAGCTACATGTGCAGCTATTACCAATGGTTGGTTAGTAGCACGTAAAACTATAGTAGCTTTAGTTACTGCAGCGACTATTACGTGGAATTTAGTTACCGGTGGAGCTATTACCATGCAAAGTATATTAGCCGATGTAGTAGCGTTTTTATCCGGTAATCTATTAACCATAGCCGCTATTATTGTTGGTGTGGTTGTTGCAGCGTACGCTTTATGGGCAGGAGCCAGTGGAGATTTAGCAGGTATGGTAGCAGATGCTATGGACTTTATTATTGATGTCACAGAATCAACAGTAAATGCTTGTATTGGTTTTATAAATGGATTTATTAAGGTTTTAAATGCAGCAGGAGAGGGTTTAAATAGGGTTTTCCATACTCATATTAAACCTATAAATCTTGTGGGCGAAGTAAGCTTTCAAGGTGCTAAAGAATGGACAGGTGCTATCCGTGAAGGGAAGTTTATGCAAAAACTTCAAGGGTCTTTTGGTCTTGATGATTTTACTAATCAAAAACGTGATGTTTTTGAAGAGATTGCAGGTAATACAGGTGATACGGCAGGACATACAAAAGGAATTAAGGATGCATTGGATCATACAGAAGAAGATTTACAATTCCTTAAAGAAACGGCGGAACGAGAAGCGATTAACAAATACACGACAGCTACAGTAAAGATTGATGTTGGAGGTCTTACCGTTGAAAACAATGAAAGAAGAGATTTTGACGGAATGCTAAGACAGCTTACTGAAGCAGTGGAAGAAGCCGTAATTAGTGGTGCAGAGGCGGTGAAAGCATGAGTTATTACTTCTTTTTGGGGGATACCATGCTTCCTATTCCTCCGGCACGTGTAGATACTAAAATAAACGGAAAGAATAAAACAATTAACCTTATTAACGAAGGCGAAGTTAATTTATTAAAAACCACAGGTCTTACCGATATTTCTTTTATATTCTCCCTTCCTAATAGTGTTTATCCATTTGCTAATTATGACAATTCCTTGCAAAGTGGACTTATTGACTATGCATTGGGTGAGGTATCTAAACGCTTTCATGGGTTAGGAGGTAACTCTTTCTTGTATAAGCCGGCTAAACACTTTTTAGATAGCTTAAAGATTGCTAAGGAAAGTAAGAATCCTATTCGGTTGATTATAACTCGTATGGGAATGGATTATAAGCCGTTGTGGCACACTAATATGTTATGCACTATAGAAAGCTATACTATTCAAGAAAACGCTAACAATCGAACGGATTTAGAAACTCCTATTTCCTTAAAAGAGTATCGATATTTTGGAACAAAGAATGTAGAAATATCAAAGGATGAAAACGGTGTGGAACGATTAACTATTAAAGAGAATCGATATACACCTCCGAGTAATGTTCCGGCTGCTTTAAAAATCACACAAGAATTAAGTGTGTTAGAAGCGGTCAAAAATGCTACACACGGAACAGCGAACTGGAAAGATGTAGCTACAGCTAGTGGAATATCTAATCCATTAGAAAAAGATTTGAAAGGTAAGGTGCTTACATTTGTTTAATGTGATTATCCATAATAAACAACAGAATAAGTACTTTAGTCCGGCTATTTATGATGATGCAAAGGTAAAATGGGAGATATCTGGAACTCCCGGTAAATTTACTTTTACAGTTTATAAAGATGATGCACTAGAGTTCCAAGAAGGGGATATCGTTCAATTAGAAGTGGACGGTACCCCCTTCTTTTATGGTTATATTTTTATCAAGAACCAGAACAAAAACAACGGAATCCAAGTAACCGCTTATGACCAATTACGGTATCTTAAAAATAAAGAAAGTTACCAATATAAAGCGAAAAAGGCGAGTGATATTATTACAGAACTTGCAGGATATTTCCAATTAAATGTTGGAGAAATAGCAGATACAGGTTTTGTTATTGATAAAAAGACAGAAGATAATGTTACTGTTTTTGATATCATGCAAAATGCGCTGGATACCACTTTAGTACATACAAAAAGGCTTTATGTGCTTTATGATGATTTTAACAAGCTTATGCTTAAAGAGCCTAAAGAATTGGTAGTTCCTATTCTTATTGATAACGAAACGGCACAGAATTTTAGTTATGAAAGCTCGATAGATAAAGACACTTATAATCTTGTGAAATTGGTAGTAGAAGATAAGGAAACAGGAGAGCATAAGGTTTATTTTGCTCCTATGTCCGCTTCCGACTTTGCTCAATCAGATAGCAAAAAACAGTGGGGTATCTTGCAATATTATGAAAAGCTAGACAAAAACATGCAGAATCCACAAGAAAGAGCTAATCAAATGCACAAGTTTTACAATGTGGTAAGACGTAAGCTTAGTATTAATGGAGCTTGCGGAGACACAAGAGTAAGAGCTGGCAGTATCGTTTATACCAAACTTAACCTTAATGATGTAGCTCTAGTCATGCAAAAGATGTTAGTTACTTCCGTTGAACATGTCTTTTCTAACAACGCACACTTTATGGACTTAACCTTAAAAGGGGGTGTTATTCAATGATTAATAGTAGTTTTCCGAACACAATGAAAAAACTTATACAGCAGACGGTTAATGCGGAATGCCCGAGTGATTTTATTTTAGGAAAAGTAACCTCCGAAAAGCCTTTATTAATACGACTTGACGATAAACGAGAACTTGATGAAGATTTTTTGATTTTATCTGACAATGTCAGGGATTTTGAAGTAGATGTTGAAGTTAAACATTTGACTGAAAATAGAGGTGGCGGTGGCGGATACGCTGAATTTGCTAGCCATAACCATGAGTACAAAGGACGAAAAAAGATTATTATCTATAAAAAGCAACTTGCGAAACCTAAATAAATAACCTGAGTTTTACAAACTATTTTTTTTAAACTCACTATAAAACAATTGTATAAAATGAAAAGAAAATTACTTATTTTGTTTATAGCTCTTTTAGCTATAGCTTGTAATGGACAACAATCCTCAAAAGAAAATGTAAAACCTCTTACCGAGCAGGAAGCACTTAAGGCTTTCAAAAAACAAAAACATCGTTTTGAGATTAAAGGGTATAAAATATATTACAACGACCAACTGATGAAGTTGGATACTATTGCTAACTTCTTTGATACTTTTGGAAAGCCTTCATATAAAGAAGGATATAAATTTGTTTATGACAATATACCTCTTTGGTCAAGAATTTCTTTAGGAGAAGTTAAAGATAAAAAAGGTAGATTTATAGGGAATGTAGATCGTTTTTTTATCTATTTTCGACCTTATGCAGAAGGGAGAGAGGAACTATCAGATCTTAGACCTTTTTATTATGCAGTAAAGAGAATGCCCGTGATAGATGGCTATATGTTGGTAGAGGGGCGTCCTATTCATAAAGATACTACCCCTAAGGAGCTTTCAGAAATACTGAAACCTATCTATGGAGAGCACTTTGTAAACCTGATGGGGACTCCTACGATCGTTTTTGAACTTAAGGAAGACGAAATCAAGGAAATTATTCCCCATTGGGGGGCTGATAAGTCCTATAAGAATATTTTTATAAGTTTTGATTATTTGATTGATGAACAAACTAAAAAAGTTATTGGATTAAAAAGTGTAGATTATTCTTATTTTTTGTTATAGGTTTTCATAAAACAATTGTATAAAATGAAAAAAGGAATATGGATACTTTTATTTTTGTATGTCTGTCTTCCTCTAAGGGCACAGAATTCTAAAGAGTTGATAGAGATATTACTTGATTTCTGCCAACAGGTAACCCAAGAAGAGCCTTCAGAGGAAAAGATATATGCTATTTTTCAAAGTATATCCCCTGAAAAGAGGTATCTTCTTCTTGAGGAAAAGAAAAGCAGCTTTGCAGGATTCACCCAAGAAAAAGTAGCTTATATAGATTTGGATGAGGAAAAATATGATAATAATGCCAAGCTAATATCTTATAAAAGAGCAGCAGCGCGCACATACACCTTAGACCTATCCCTCCATAGTCCCTATAGTATCAAAGCAGGAAAAGTGAGCTATGAAAGGGCTACATATCCTATTTCTTTTCCTCAGCTGACAGAGAAGTTGGGGCGTATTTTCTATGATCCTATTTTTCAATTCAAGGATACCAAAAAGAGTAACTATATTTATCAGAATCCACAGACACACAAGAAAGTAGTATTTTCTATACTATCCTATAATCCACCTGAGGCACCTTATAACATCATATATCGCATTGAGATAGAGGACATTCGTTTCTTTGATGAAGCTTCCTTGAGCAAAGGTAAGTTTTACATGAAAGAAAAGAACTAAAATCACTTGAGAGAATTTGGGACTACTGTAAAAATAGCTATCCAAGAAGCATTTCCT